TTGAGAGCCAAACGCAAAGTTCTTTAATTTATCTGCAGCACTTTCTCTAATTTTTTTATCTTGGTATCCTGTAAAGGGTAATATGTACCCTGCAGCAGTATCTACAGCACCACCAACTTTACCCATAATGCCGGGTCTTTCTGACATCGGCTGTCGCACATTTATGTAGCTGTCAAAGTCAGATTGTTGAAAAGCCGTAGGCGCAGTGGGAGCTCCTGCAGATATAGCTTCTACATTTTTGTCGAAACTTTCCATATAATCTTGAGATGTTTGCGCCGGTTGAGCTGGTGTAAATCCTGCACCACCCCCTCCTGTGCCCCCTATTCCCGTTGATGGGGCTGAGGGTGTATCTACACCTTCTGGTGGTTTTGTAAAGTCTTCTTTTACAGACTCTTTGTAATCGCCTACATTAGGAGCAACTAGTCCTGTACCAGACCCTTGAGTAGGCGTAGGCTGTGTATTAGGCTCATATCCTATTACATTACCATCTTTATCTAGTATTGGACGTCCTAATGATAATGGATTTATCCCTGCGGTTGGTGCTGTAGATAAGCCTGCAAACTGTGCTGAAGCAGCCGCAGGTGTTGAACCAAGTGCTAGACCAGATTGGGCTTTTAACAAACCTCCATCATTAGTCTTAGATGTCTTTTCTTCTCCTACATACTCTATCTGCCCTGCTTCTTCCATGCCTTCAAGACCCATAAGTGCTTCTTTTCTCATAGATTCGTATGTGCCAAGACCATGATATCTAACTACGTTAGCAGGTACAACTAGCTCGCCTTGGCTCATCATTACGTGTTGGTCGTCTGCTACCTCTTCTTTTGTAGCCCCGATAGGCGGCTCACCTTTCTCTGCTTCCATAAGGTCTGGCTTAGGAGCTCCGATACCTACAGTTATAGCTGTGACACCTTTAGATGCTTGCATAACCGAAGGTTGTGTAGTCGGTAATACAGCACCCTTCTGTTGTGAGGCTTGTGTTATTTCTTTCATAGCCTCATCTCTAGGGTCAACTACAGGTCTAGCTAATCCTCTTTGCACTTTAGGTTTCTTAGTTTGTTTTCTACCTTTTGCAACTTTTGGACCTCCTCCTGTTGGGTCTTGTTGTGCCTTTGTCATGGGCACCACTCCTTGTTGTGCCATAAGCGCTCCTCCTTTGTACATTCCCGATTGTAATTGTTCTCTAGTGGGTGGTTGCATTTCTTTTCGTTCTTCATCTGATATTACAGGCTCATCTATAATCCTAGCTACATCTCTTGCATCCACTCCCATACTCATTAGTTGAGTATACTTAGAATTGTATGGTAACTCATTAAATTCATCGGACATAACGTAACCTTGATACTGACGTTGTATACTATTAATAGGCTGCATAGCAGAGACTTTGCCATCTTTACCTACATAATCTTGTCCCTCTGCTGTGCTTATTACAGCCTCTATAGCTTTGTCTATAAATTCTTTTTCATCTGGATACTCTTCTCTTAAGTATCTACCAAACTGATTATTTATTTTATCTATATTGGATTCTGGGTCATTACCCTCTCGTAGCGTATCCATGCTATAGCTGGTTAAAGGTGCCAACAGAGTCTTTCTCATAGGCTCTCCCACTTTACGTTTAGCACTTAAACCGCCTAATAATATGTGTCTTAGCTTATCCTCTGTAACATCATTATCTAATCTATTTTGCCCAAACTCCCTAGATATATCCGAAGCCTGCTCTATGTTTTGTCTTATGCCTAGCGTACCTGTAGCAATTTTGTTTAGTAGAGTCATTTTATAATCTTCTACTTCATTACCTTTGTCATCTATAGTATTATATTTTATAGCAGGATGAGTCTGCTCCGGCATAGGCGTTCCCTCTGTAGGAGTATAGTCATCTGTAGACCTTGGTTTTATTTCTGGTGGTCTCATGTTAGGATTGGGCACTAACGGTATCATTCCTTGTTGAGCCATATTTATTCCTCCTTGTGCTCTACCTCCGGGTAATTTATTTCTAATACCCTCACCTAAATCAAAAACAGGTCCTTTTCTAGGTCGGGCAGTTAATTCTTCTTTTCGCTGTGCTGCGATTCTTGCAGCTTTTTCTTCAGTCTCTATCCTTTTTAATTTAGCAGGATTCATAGCTGCTCTTTGCATTGCAGAAGTTTGAGGTCTGCCAGATTCAAATGTTCCTTCCGGACCTTTATATATACCTAATCCTTCATACTTGGCTTGTGCTTTAGGAGAGTCTCGCCAAGAAAACCGTTGTTTTCCTGTTACGTCAAATATTGACTCGTTAAGTGTATATTCTTGAGGTCCTATTTCTTTTGAAGCTCCCTTTATGGTAGGCATAAGTTTATAATCGTCTGGTTTTACCAATGATGTAAGTGCGCCCGTATACTTTTTATAAGTAGGAGTATCTGCAACATCAAATTTACCTACACGTTCTACAATATCTGGATTATTCATAGAAACTTCATTATGTATATAATCCTCTCCACCGAGTTTTTGTATAACAAGGTCAGGTGTTTCTTTTTGTTCTGCTTCCCCTTTTAATCTTTTTTTAAATTCAGGAATGTATCTGTCTTTGTATTCAATTTCAGGTCCTCGTTTTACTTGTCCAGAATCAAACAATTCTTTAATATATGAGAAGTTTTTATCTTCTTTTAAAACACGAGAGTTTATATTAATTGTGTTAAGTTTATTTTTTGGTATTCTAAATAAATGTACTTTAGGAGGTTCAATCACTTCTTCAACTATTCTAGTTGGATATTTTGCATAAACTTGTTGAAGTAATTCTAACCTTTCTTCCATAGGAAGAAGCATTTGTCCATCAGAAGCTTTTTCATAAATTTTCTTATAAATAGGGTCAGAGTACCCTTTCCAATTTTCTGTAGCTTTCTGTTTTACACCCCCTCCGTAATGTCTGCCATATCTTGCAGCTCCTGCAAGAGATTGTAAGGCTTCTTTAGGTTTATTAGGATTAAAAACTAAACCATATATTCCTGTTCCTAATGGTCTATACTCTCCGGGCTCCCCTGTTCCAACTCTGCCTAAATCTAGCTTTCCCTCAAAATCATCACCGCCGTGAACTACATACAAATAATCGTCTTTATCTTTTTGTTTCTTTAAGGTATCTAAAAAAACTTCGCTGTTAAGTTTAGGTTTAAGATTGATGTTACCACCACTCATGCCTACAGCATTAGGGTCAACTTCTATTCTTTTAGCTAAAGAGACTAAATCTTTTGCTCCTTTTCTTACTAACTTAGCTGCGGCATCTCCAATACCGGGTACTAAACCTAATAAAGCAGCTCCTCCTAATGCCCCCACTAAATAATAATTAGGGTCTTTTTTACGGAGTTCGTCGTATATCTCTTTAGCAGCAAGAGCGTCCCCAACTATTGGAGTCATCTCTGCTACAAATTTTACTGCATCTTTAACCTTTATGTTAGGGGGAGGTACTGCCAACCCCTTCCCTTCTTCAGCGTACCCCTCATAATCAGCTTTAGAAAGTAACCCTGTACTAGCCATCCTTTGCACCTGCTATAACTTCATCACGTAAAGTTTGAAATCGTCTGAGTTCTTTTATAGCTCCTTGCATTTGATTAATATCTTGCATATTAGGAGCTTGTTCCATCTGTTTATGAATGATACTAATCCTGTCATTCATATACAGCTCTAATAAATCTGTGTTACTCTTTACGTTTACAAGTTTAAGTAACTTCTTAGCTACTTCTTTTATCATTGTGCTCCTTTAAGCATAGCCATCAGTGCCTGAGCTTCATCTCCACTAGGTTGCTCTGCAGGCTCTTTAGCTGCACTAAACCCTTGTTCGCCCGGTTGTGGTGCTGTACCAACGCCTATGTTACCTCCACCTCCACCGGATGTATCCATAGCTCCAAGAGGACCTGCCTGCTGTTGTTGCTGTGCGCCTCCTCCTGATGCTTTTATTATCTCGGCTTGTATCATAGCCTCACGTTCATCATTGATAAACTTCTCTGCATCCAAGTCCATAGCTTGAGCTAGTTCACGTAACACAACAGGCAGTTTCACGAAAGCTGCTAAATTAGGATTAGAGCTAATCTGTAATAACTGCAGTAATCGCTGTGACCTAACTTCATTCTTCATCAAAGATTCTGTGCCACGAGCTTTTACCTCTAAGTCACCCTTTGCTTCTGGGTCAAAATTAAATTGCATATTGAAAGCGTAAAACGCTTCTCCTAGTGGTTGTAATAAATAATCATCAATATTTTTTACAACACTTTTTATACTGAGTTGGGCTGCCCCCATGAGCATAGAGATACCTGCAGCTGTTCTACCTGTGCCTTGTACCCCTGTCTGTCCATGCGAGTATGAGGGAATGCCTGTTGCATCGTCGGCTATCTGACGTGCCTTATCAAACATCATCATGTTTTCTGAGCTTACGTTAGGATATTTTGTACCAAACAATGCCTGTCCGGGAGCACCTCCTTGTCTTCTAAATACCTTGCCGGGATAGACAGACAAGTCCTGACCCGGTACTAGGTTGGTTTCATCAATCTCAAAAACTAAGTTACCCGACAACACAGCATTGTCCACTGCCATTCTCATAAAGCCGTTCATTAAGCTTTGTGTATCTGACATGTTCTCTGCCAAACCTACCCCGAAGAAACTGTAAGGATTGAGCTCGTAAGGAGCTGCAAAGTACGGTATCCGCTTCGGTGTAAAAGGATTTATAACCAAACGTATAATCTTACCATGACACACCCAACAGTTTACCTGTAGCGTATCAGCGTCTGAGAGTTCTTCTGGTACGTCTAGTCCAGCCTGTTCTGCAAGCTTGCTGTCTATGTTGCCCCAGAACTCTAACACTTCGTATCTGTCTATATCGTAGGAGTTTCTATAATCCTCTAAGTCTGTCTCCCACCACTTACGTGTGTAGTTTGTACCTGCCTCTATACACTCTTCTATTTTATCTTCTTTAAAGTATGGACGCTTCTTTAGTCCTCTTAACTCTGATGAGCTCATTCTGTGGCGTTGTATAATATACTCGCACTCATCCATGTTCTTAGCATCAGAATCTGGGTAGAAGTTCCATATAGATACATTCTCTACTCTAGGCACGGTCTTTATAACTGGGTCGTAGTCGCCCTCTTCATTCCAATTTGCATACTCTTTCTCTAGTGCAAATGGACCTTTTAGTATTCCTGTACCAAACAGTGCCATCTCAAAAGCTGTGCCACGTAGATGACGAGATGCGCTTGACTCTTCTAACTGGTCAAGTATCTTCTTCTCCATTCGCTTTGCAGCTTCTTTTGCAGGATGAAATGTTTGTGATGTTGGTGTTTTACCATAGCCTGACTTAAGCATACTCTCTACAGGTTCTAGTTTCTCTTGTAATGCTCCTAGCTCTAGGCTATCCTGTGTTGCACCCGGCGGTAACTCTTTGCCGTCACCGGGGAAACCAAACACATTAGGTGCTTTTTTGAGCATCTGTTCTGGTGCTTTA